ACCAATTGGTGAGGATGCGCAGCGCGCCAGCGAGCACATTGCCCGCCACGGTTGCCACTCGATCAAAGATGCTTCGCAGATCGACAGCGCCGCCAGTCACGTTCTTAAACGCGCTAAGCACATCGCCGACCAAGGTGCGAGCAATGTTTTGCACCACACCTATCAGATTCTTGACAGCATTGCGCAGTGCCTCGCTGCGATCCCACATGGCCTTAAAGGCCAGGGCAACGGCAGCGACGGCGGCGACTACGGCCACCACCTTGATGGCCAAGACAGACCCGGCAAGGGTGATGCCGCCAATGGCCTTCATCACGATGCCGGCAACCGACGTTAGTTTGCCAAAGATCAGCAGCAATGGTCCAACAGCCGCCGCAATTGCTGCGGCCTGGACAATCAGCGTCTTGGTCTCAGGCGCAAGGTTTTGGAACGCCGTGCCAAGTTTGCCGATGCGCTCAGCGAACTGTTCAACAAACGGCGCAATGATGTCGCCAAACTCAATCAGACTGTTCTTCAGCGTGGCAAAGGCTTGCTGCAACTTAAAGCCCGTGGTCTCCTGGGCAGCCTCAAGGGCAGGGTTGAGGTCGTTGGCGGTCGTCGCAGCCAGCGCGCCAAAGATGTCCTCGGTCGTTTCCGCGCCAGCGCCAAGCATGTCCATGACACCGACGAGGGCGCGCTTGTTGCCGAACAACTCGGCGGTGGCGATGGTGTCGTCACCGAAAGCCTTGGTGATGTCCTGCAGCGCGACCAGCAAACCTTCTTCTTTGATCTGCTTGCGGATGCCCTCATAGGACAGACCGACATCCTCAAGTGCCTTGCGACCCTTGGGTGTTTCTTTGACCAGCTGGCTGAATATGGCGGTGAGCTGCGTAGATGCTTGGGATGCGTCGGTGCCCGTGCGCGACATCGCTGCCATGGCTGCTGAGGCTTCATCAAAGCCAACACCTAGGGCGCTAGCCAAGGGCAGCACTTCACCCATGGCACCAGCCAGGGCGCTTGACTCCAGCTTGCCTTGCTCAACGGCGGTGCGCAAGATTGACGTTGCCTCAGTGGCCGACAGGGTTTCTGCGCCGTAGGCGTTCATCGCCGAGGTGCTCAAGTCAGCGATGGTCTGCACATCGCCTAGGCCGATGGCTGCACCCTTAAGGGACGCTTCCAGCGTCTCCATGGCGTCACTGCCACGCAGGCCCGCTGATGTAATAAAGAACATCGCATCGGCTGCCTCGTCGGCGCTCTTGCCGTATTGCGAGGCCATCGTGATGATGTCCTTGCGCATCCCATCGACTTCATCGCGGGTCAATCCGACCAGCGACACCATCTTGGTCATAGAGGTGTCAAAGTCCATGGCCATCTTGGTGGCCGCCACGCCGACGCCAACAATGGGCAGCGTGACACCAACGGTCAGGGACTTGCCAGCCCTGGCCATCTTGTCACCGAATTGCTGGACCTGTTCGCCCATCTTGCTGACGCGGCCACCAAGCGACATGCTGGCGGCCTGCAACTTCTGCAGATCTCCGATGGCGCGCTTGATGTGCTTATCGGTGTAATCACCCTTGACGACAACGTCAATGTTGTTCTGCGCCATTGCCGTCCTCTCAGGCCCTATTCACGTCTTTGACGGCGTCCTCAATGAGTTTGCCGATGGTCTTGGCCGCGATTGGTCCCTTGGCGTAGTAAGCCGGGGTCAGCAATCGAGGCCACATGCCGACATTGCGGGCACCTTCTCGGGTGCCTGTTTGTCGGTTGATGTTGGTGTTAAACGGATGACCGCTCTTGTTCTTGCTGCCAGCCAGGGTGAAGATTGCTACAGCTGGGCTGGATGTATCTAGTTGTGCGCGCCCTTGCACCTCACGAAAACCTTGGACGCGGCGCGAGCGAAAACGAGTCTTGAACTTGAAGTCACCGCGTCGATAGGACAGGTCACGACCGTCGCGGCTGTACGTCCATTGACCCCAACCAGCACCACGCCGCAGGCCAACAATGCCCATAGGTGGAACTAAGCGCTGCGCCTCAGCAGTCACTTGGGCAGTAGCTTCCTTGACGCCCTTTTGGACGCCCCGCCACGCCGTCTTGTCAAACTTCATCAAGGCGTCAATCTTGGCGGCGGCGCCTTCCACCTTCACGTCCATCACCATCAGCGGCTACCTTTCGCTGCATCACGCTCTTGCACGTTTCTCCAGCGCAGGTATCGCTGCATTGTCACCAACATGCGCGGCGATTCCTTCAGCAGTTCACTTGGCGCTATGTGGTACTCGTAGGCCAGGTGAACTATGTGGAAGGTTGCGCTGTCTTGTCCAAAGGGGCTGGCTCGCCAACGTCAGCAACCTCAATGCCATCTACTGTTTCCAGCCAGGCATCAAAGTCGCCAGCCTTGCCTTCGCGCTTGAGTCGATGCCAGGCTAGCCAGACCAAGTCGGTGAACTTGACCTCAGACTCAAAGCGCGCCACTGAGCGGTCAAACTCCCGCTCAAAGGCAACGAGGTCGGGCGCAGCAACTTCTACGTCTGCGCCCGCCCCGTCGTTGTAGGTGACACGTAATTGCATTTTCATTGCAGGACTCCTTAGTTGGGAGGGCTAATGGGTTGGCTGTCAGGCGGTTGAGCGAGTGACTTCGCCGCTGATGGGCCACGAGATGGACTGCGTGCTGAGATCGCCCACGGCCCCATCCACCGGGTTAATGGCGGAAACCATCACGGTGAAATCAAACGAGGGATTGGACGTGCCCACAGCTGCGGTGCCCCCGGGGCGAACCTTGATCAGCGCGGTGCCGCCGAGGCTGTCCCAGAACTGCTCGTCAATGCTGCCGGCAGCCATGTCCTGGTGAACGTCCATGGAGAACGTGCCACCCTTTAGGCCACCGATGCGCTCGCGCCAACCGTTGCCGGCGAAGTTGGTGACCTCAATGTCGTCGGCCTCCAGGGCAATAGTTACCTGGGCAACGTTGGCCGAGATGGTGCCATAGGCGGTGCCACCCGTTGGGGTGAACTCCACCACCGGATCTTGTAGAACAAACTTAGCCATGTTCGTGGCCCTTTCTCATGCGTAAACCTGAACGACGAACTCGCCGCTCAAGTAGTTGGTGTCACCTACTGTGACCTGGTTGTAGTTGCGCAGGTTTGTTACTCGGCAGTCAAAGGCTTCGCCGCCGAGAGTCTTGTCACTTTCGATTGCAGCCTTGACGCTGCTGGCGCCCGTGCCTGAGCAGTAGGCGTCAAGTCGGTTTTGTGCGCTGCGCTCATCCACGCGGCCCACAATCAGCATGACGATGAACTCGTACAAGTCGCCGCCAGCGCGGGCAAACGCTTGGTCATACGTGATGCCATTAGGCATGACAACCGCAATGGGCGGCGTTACTTGGTCAGGAATGATGGACGAAGTGCGCAGCCCGGTGATGGTTGCCAAGTTGGTGGCCAGCGCTGTGCGCAGCGTGCTCAGGTCGCTCATGCTGCGGCGTACTTCTTGAACGGGCGAATGAGCATTGCCACGTCAGGATCAACTCGACCCACGCGAGCGACGCCCATGTCCGTGAAGCCCGCGAAGCCAAGTGGACTGTCAAGACGCTTGTAAATTCTGGCTGACTGGATCACGCAGGCTTGGGTCACTTGGGTCGGCACGGGCGTAAAACCGTAGGTGCCTTCAATGCGCACCGTTGCTTGCCGGCCCCAAATCGGCAGCAGATAGTCGCCGATCATGCGCAAGCGGTAGATCGGGAAAGCGTTGCCGCTGACGCGCTGATTGACTGGCTCGCTCTGGTAGTCTGAGGCTTCCAGCGTGATCTCAAAGGCTAGGTCACCGTCGTCATCCAACTTGACTGAGGTGATGTCAGTAAGGTCGTCGGTGTCCACAGTCAAAGCGTCACTGGGCACAAAGTCCCTGGTGTCATTTACGGCATAGAAGTTGCGGTCACACTCGCCGTCAATCATGCGGCTAGCTGACTCCACCGCCATCTCTAGCAGGCTGTCGTCAATGCTGTCGCCGCTAGGGATGCGCAAGGCTGCCTTAATCTCAGCCAGCGTGCAATAGCCGTTTGTGATGCTCACGCGGCCTCCTGTCGTAATGCTTGCGCGATGTATTGGGTGACGGCTATTTCTGCGCGCCAGCCAGGCAGTCGCTTGTTGGGATAGGTACACAAGGCCGATGGGTCGTCAGGCCACACGTCAATCAAGTCATCGGTAAACACCTGCGCCAACCGCATCGGACTAAGCGGCAAATAGGTCGCCACGTCGTACACATCAACAGGCGCGTCAATCGC